TAAATAGTCAATACAGATGATTAGTACAGAAATATATATTGAGAATTATCAAGTGGATTTGGTTGAGGATATATCAACTGATTTCACATATACGATTGATGACATTAACGACTTTGGTGCAAAGAATACATCATTCAGTAAGACAATAACTTTAGTAGGTACTGCAAAGAATAACAAGATATTTGGTTTTGTTTTTGATTTGGGAAATGCGAATGTTACAAATGATGCCTTGCCAAATGTTAACTCAAACTTTAATGCTGCTAAAACTGCTCAATGTAGAATACTAATTGATAAGATACAAATCTTTAAGGGTGTTATTAGGCTTTTAGAGATTGTTAATCAGTCAGGAAGGATAGAATATCAATGTAATGTTAACGGAGATTTAGGAGGCTTTGTATCTGAATTAGGAAAAGCTAAACTTGAAGATTTAGATTTTAGTGATTATGATGAAACTTGGACACACGAACATATCGAAGCATCTTGGACAAGTGTAAGCGGTTATGGTATTTACTATCCTTTAATTGATATCGGAGCAGTAACTACAAATGATTTAGATTTTCAGTATGAAGCATTCAAACCTGCTTTATATGTTAAGGAGTATTTAGAAAAGATAATAGCAGGAACGGATTACACTTGGGAGTTTCCATTGTTAGAAACTGATTTATTTAAAAGATTAATAATTCCTTGTAATCAAAAGATACTAACTAAATATTCAAATATTGCTTTGGCAGCAAATCCAACTGCAAATACATATAATAATCCTTCAAATGTTCATTATACTGCAACAACTTTAGGAAATTTTACTTTAGGTGGAGGTCATCAAGAATTTACTTATACTCCTGCTTCTCCAATGAATGATGATATTATATGTTCAGTATTTGGACAAATTAATTCTGTTCATAGTGGAACTACTGCAACATTTACTTTATATAAAGGTGCAGCAATATTAGAACAACAAACAATTTCAGTTGCTTCATTACCTGCATTCTTTAATGTTGATTTATCTACAAATGGAATCACATTTAATCAGAATGATGTATTAAGAGTAGGTATTAGTTCAAATGTTCATCAGATTCAACAATATGGAGGACAATTACAGGTTATAAGTTTATTACCTACAACTGTGAACATAGGATATGGAGATGTTATAAGCATTAACGATGCAATTCCACACGGAATATATCAAAAGGATTTTTTCATAAGCATTTGTAAAATGTTCAATCTTTATGTTTATGATGACCAATTTGATGACAAAAAACTTCATATAAAGCCTTACATAGATTTTTATGATGGAACTACACAGGATTGGAGTAATAAGGTGGACAGGTCAAAGGCTTGGTCAATTAAGCCAATGAGTGAACTTAATAGTAGATTCTATCAATTTAAATACAAACCTGATAATGATTTTTACAATGAGAATTATCGTAAGAGATACAATGAAGGTTATGGAGACAGATTGTATGATTCAGAATTTGAATTTGCAAACAATACAAGTAGCACAGAGGTAATATTTTCAGCCACTCCATTATATCAAGCAACAGGAAGAGATAAAGTTTATTCTGCAATCTATAAAAAATCAAATGATAATGCAGCAAAAGACCAGATGGATTTTAATATTAGAATCCTTCAGGCAGAAAGGATTACAGGTAGAACTAATTGGAGAATAAAAAATGGGGGGTCTAATTTGGTAACATTAAATGCTTATGGTTATGCAGGACATCTTTATTTTGGTGGTTCTTTAAATCCTATTAACGATATCAATTTTGGAGCACCAAATGAATTTTATTTTAGTGCAGAATCCTATCCTACTACAAATCTATTTAATGCCTATTATAGCGACTATATGTCTGAAATAACAGATAAAGATAGTAAGCTGTTAACTTGTCAAGTATTATTAAATGCTCTGGATATTCAGCAACTTGATTTTAGTAGAGTAGTTTGGATAGATGGAATATTGTTTAGGATTAACAAAGTCCTTAATTATAACCCAATGAATTACACCACAACAAAAGTGGAATTACTTAAAGTGATACAAAAAACATTCTAAATGGCAGATTTAAATTTTAAGATAAATATAGGCGGTACAGAAACTATTGCTAAGACTTTTGGAGAAGTAAAAAAAGCTATTAAGGAAGCTGAATTTCAAGCACTTGCTTTAAGTGAAGAATTTGGTGCAACAGATGAAAGGGTTTTAGCTTTAAGAAAACAAATAGGTGCATTAAAAGATACAATAGATGATTCAGCAGCAGCAACAAAAAACTATGCAGGTAGTTCAGCTATATTTCCTGCAGTTGCTAAAAGTGTACAAGGTATTGCGTCTGGTTTTACTGCAGTTCAAGGTGCTATAAATTTATTTGGAGGTGAGGCAAAAAATGTAGAAAAGGCTTTATTGAGGGTGCAATCAGCAATGGCATTATCACAAGGTCTTGGAGATTTAATTGAAGCAAAAGATTCTTTTACTAACCTTGCAGGTGTTATTAAAGGAAATGTAACTAAAGCCTTTGGTACGTTAAGAGCAGGAATTATATCAACAGGAATAGGTGCATTAGTTATTGCATTGGGTTTACTAATAGCAAACTTTGATTCTGTTAAAAAATATATACTTAATTTATTCCCTGCACTAATTAAAGTAGGAGAATTTTTTACTAAAATTACAAATGCAGTTACTGATTTTGTTGGTATAACAAGCGAAGCAGAAAGGCAACTTGAAAAGTTACAGAAAACTACTGAGAGAGGTAATGAAACAATAAATCAAAGAATAAAAGTATTACAAGCACAAGGAGGTAAAGAAAAAGAGATATATAAAGAAAGTGCAACACTAATTGAAAATGATTTAAATGTACTAAGAAAAACACTATCAGCAAAAGGAGAACTAACCGAAGAAGAACAAAAGAAATTTAGAGAATTACAAAACGAAAAGGAAGTACTTAGGGTAACAGAAACAAAAAGAATAGAGGATGAAAATAAAAAACAATCTGAATCTAATCAAAAGAAGAATGATGAACTATTAAAACAGAATGAAGAAAAGAGGCAAAAAGAATTAGAGATAGAGCAAAAACGTAGAGATGACGTTTTAGGTGTTGAAAAAGAAATACAACAAGTTAAAAATCAAATTTATTTAGTTGGGTTGTCTGATAAAGACAAAAGACTATTAGAATTACAACAAGAACTTGATGCTAATTTAGCAAAATATAAAGATAATTTAGATGCAAGGCAAAAAGCATATATACTTTATGAAGAAGGTGTAAAACTTGCTAATGCATTAACTTTAGAGGAAGTAAAAGAAAAAGAAAAAAAGGACAATGAAACTTTTTTAGATAATCTTGGTAAAAGAGCATCTGCAAGTATAGCAAATGTTAGTGCAGTAAAACAAGAAGGTCAAGTAGTTAAGGCAACAGAAGAACAAAAGCAACAGGCTTATGCAATGACAGGAAATGCTTTTGGTGCATTGTCTGATTTGATTGGTAGGCAAACTGCAGCAGGTAAATCATTGGCAATAGGTCAAGCATTAATTAATACATTTTTAGGTGTTACTGAGGTACTTAGAAATAAAACAACAATACCAGAGCCATTCGGAACAATCTCAAAGGTTGCATCAATAGCTACTATTTTAGCATCTGGTTTAGGTGCAGTAAGACAAATTAAAAGTACACAGATAGCAGGTGCAGGTGGTGGAGGTGGTTCTATACCTTCTATTTCAGCTATTGCACCTATACAAGCACAGATTCCACAGGCACAAATGACTCAACTTAACTCATCAACAATTAATGCTTTAGGTAATCAGGCAATAAAAGCCTATGTAGTGGAAACAGATGTAACAAGTAACCAACAGAGAATCAAAGCCATACAACAAAGGGCAAGGTTTGATTGATAAATAATAATATTTTAAACATTTATAGTTATGGAATTACCTATTTACGAATTAATGATTAATGAAGATATGCAAGATGATGCTGAGGTATCATTCATTGCTTTGGTAGATAAACCTGCAATACAAAGAAATTGGAATGCGTTTAAAGAGAATGTTAAGTTTCAAATCGTTTCTGAAGATAAGCAAATTATCTCTGGTCCTGTTATGTTGGCTGATTCTCCTATCTATCGCAATGATGCTACTAATGGCGAGTATTATGTGGTTTTTAGTAAAGAGACTATTTTTAAGATTGCTCAAAAGTTTTTCAAAAAAGGATATCAAGCTAATGTAAACTTAATGCACGATAGCAATCAGCAGGTAAGCGGAGTAACTATGTTTGAATCTTTTATTAGTGATATTGATAGGGGCATATTACCAATGAGGGGTTTTGAGGATGCACCTGATGGAAGTTGGTTTGGTAGCTTTAAAGTAGAGAATGAAGAGGTTTGGAAAATGATTAAGGAAGGTAACTTCAAAGGGTTTTCAGTTGAGGGAATATTTGAATATTCAAAGGCTAAAACAAAAGAAGCACAATTAATAGATAGCATTAAAGATATTCTATTATCAGTTAAGTGATAAACATTAAATAAAATAAACATTTACAATTATGAACGCAAAAGACGCAATCTTAAAGATTAGGGCATTATTTGAAGATATGCCTGTTGACCAGAAAGAAGAGATGCCAAAAGAAACGAAAGTTGAAATGGCTGAATATGTTTTGATGGATGGAACAAAAGTTATGGTTTCTGAACTTGCCGTAGGTGGTCAGGTAACTTTAGAAGATGGAAGCAAAGCTCCAGATGCAGAACACAAACTTGCTGATGGTTCAAGCATTGTTACCCTTGATGGTGTTATCACAGAAATCAAACAAGAACAGCCAGAGATTGAAGTTGAGATTGAAAGTAAAGATTATGAGAAAAAGATTGAAAAGATGGCTTCTGCTTATGATGAAAAAATCAATCAGTTGCTTCAAGCGAATGCTGAATTGGTTGAAAAGATAAAAGATATTGAGTTCAAAAATAAAGAAGGTTTTAGTTTGGTAGTATCAATGATGGAAGAGTTTAGTAAAGTTCCTTCTGTTGACCCTATTGCATCTACTAAATCTTTTAAATTTGAAAGCACAAATGATATTAAGGCTGATAGGCTTAATAAATATAGAAACGCAATTTTAAACAATAAAAATTAAATAAAATGGCATTTAGCGTAGGCTCATTAGCAGATTACACAAAAGAGAACGAAGCATTGCTCGTTACTAACTCTGTACTTGGTGCAAAGACTGCTGCATTAATTAAATCATCTGGCAACGTTATGGTTGGAGTTAAATCTTCAGAACAAATAAACGTTATGGACACAGATGCTTTCTTTCAAGCAGGTGGTACTTGCGGTTTTAACGCATCTGGAACGACTTCTTTCACTCAGCGTCCTGTCGTTATCGGCAAGGTAAAAGTGAATGAAGCACTTTGTCCAAAAGCATTGGAAGCAAAATATCTTCAGAAGGCTTTGCCAACAGGAAGCAGGTATGATTCAGTTCCTTTTGAGCAAGAATACTCTGAAAAGAAGGCTTCAACAATCGCTGCACAACTTGAAACTGCAATATGGCAGGGTTCAACTTTGAGTGCTGATGGTAACTTGAATAAGTTCAAAGGATTTATCAGGCATTCATTAGAGGCTTCTGCTTCTATCATTGCTGCAAATAGTGCAACATTCATCTCTGGTGGTCCTGTTGCTTCAATCACTTCTGCAAATGTTATCGCAGTATTTGATGCAGTTTACTTGGCTATCCCTGCAAAGGTTGTTGCGAAAGATGATATGACTATCTTCTGTGGTCAAGACCTTTTCAGAACTTACACTATTGCTCTTAAGAATAGTGCAAACTTCCATTATCAAATTGATGCAAAAGCAGATAGCGAGTTCATCCTTCCAGCTACTTCAATAAAAGTTATTGCAGTTGCAGGTTTGAATGGTACAAACAAAATTTATGCTTGTCGTTTGAGCAATATGTTCTTGGGAACAGACCTTTTGAACGAAGAAGAGAAATTTGAAATCTTCTATGCTAAAGAAGCAGACGAAGTTCGTTTTGTATGTGAGTTCAAAATGGGTGTAAACTTTGCATTCCCAGATGAGTGGGTTGAATTTAAACTCTAATTAATTGGGGAGGTAAAACTCCCCTTTTTATAATCTTATAAATTAAATAAAATGGCTTTAGGTTCTTGTGCGTTGGTTCAGGGCTACACACTTGATTGTCGTGATTCCTTGGGCGGTTTAACGGAAGTTTACTTCATTGAAGCATCTAATGTTACATCATATACAGAAGCAAGTGGAGTAATTACTGCCCTTACAAAGGCAGCAGGAAAGAGATTCTACAAATACGAACTCGTAAAAGGCACATCCTCATTTGTTGAGAACATCAATTCATCTGTTGAGAATGGAACTATTTTCTACCAACAAGAATTGACATTGATTCTTAACAAACTTCAAGTTAATACAAGAAATGAAATTTTGCTACTTGCCAAAAATCTTTTGGATGTTGTCGCTAAAGATAACAATGGCAATTTCTGGTATCTTGGATTGACAAGGGGAATGGATGTTACCGCAGGTTCTGGTCAGTCAGGTACTGCCGAAGGAGATAGAAGTGGATATACTTTGACTTTCACAGGTAAAGAGCCTGCATTGGCTCATAGTGTTGCTTCAGGTGTTGCAGCAGTTCTAACTACTGCAGGTTAAGTTTGAATAATATATATAGAAGTGCCTTACCTTTATTGGTAGGGCATTTTTGTTTGTTAAATACTCCAACTATTGACATTTATAGTTGATGATACAATTAACAAAGGGTGTTACCCAATTTATGTATTTAACTTTAACTGAAAAGGAATTATTAGTTAATCCTAATTACCTTTTCGTTTTTAGAAGTAGAAGCACAAATACAGAAGTTAAATTTGTTTTGTTAAATAATACTGATATAAGCCTATTTAAAGACAGATATAATAAGTTTAGTTTAGTTACCAATACTTATTTTAATACTTCATTGATAGGTCAATATACTTATGAAATTTATGAACAGGCAAGTTCATCAAATACTAATCCATCTGGATTGAATATGTTAGAGAGTGGAATAATGATGTTAAATGAAGCAGCCACAATATTTACGTCATATCAAACGACAGATACTTTTAAAATTAGACAATGAGTTTTCAAATAATACAATTTGCAGAAGCGAAGCAGCCTGAGTATAAAGAGAAGAAAGGCGAAGGATATATTCAGTACGGAGAGAAGAACGATTACCCTACTTATCTGATTGAGTTATTTAATAAGTCAGCCAAGCATAACGCTATTGTAAAAAGTAAAGTTCACTATATTAATGGTAATGGTTGGGCAGGTAGTGAAGAGTTTATTGAACATATCAACAGGACAGAAACACTAAACGATTTAACACGCAAAGTATCTTTAGATATTGAATTATTTGGAGGTGCTTATTTAGAGGTTATTTGGGGTGTTGGTAAGATATCTGAAATATGGCATTGCGACTATTCTAAATTTAGAACAAATAAAGATAATACTCAGTATTGGTACAAGGAAGATTGGAAAGACAGAAATGAACAATATCAAGTTTATGCTGCCTTCAATCCAAAGAATCCTGTTGGCAAACAGATATATTATATAAAGGAATACAGACCTAATCA